CTGCACGATAAGGCTTGTTGGAGTTCACGGGTATCTTGGATGAGGTAAGGCTGGCGATGGTGGACGTGTTGAGCACTTTGGTTGAGTACCGACCGCTATGGATCTGTGTTGTAGAGCGCTCTAAATCCGTCCCAACCGCCCCAGAATCAACCGTCCAAGCGCTTGGGGCTTTTGTGTTGTCCGCCCAAATGTCAAAGCCGGGGTTCCAAAGGAGAACCGTTCCTGGCGCGATCATCTCTTTATTGATTTGGTCAGCGGAGATAGAGCCGATTTGTCGAAGGTCTGTGACCGATGAGATACTCGAACCGCCCGCAACAGCCATGCCCAAACGGATCTCGGTGGGGCCTAGTGGCGGTTCATCTGCCGACGTCGCGACGTCCGTGACCATAATTTCGCCCGTGACAGAATCAACGCCTACATAGTTATCCCGGCTAGCAATGGCTGTGAAGGTCATTTGCTGCGCCAGGCCGATCGCAAACTGCCCACCAGCTGAAGCCGAACCCGCGCTAATTGTTCCGTCCAGCCCCGAACCCGTCCCGAGGTCTAGCCCCGCCCCGACCGAGTTGACGCCCATAAGGCCATTGCTCACCGCATCCAGAATGCTTCGAGGCATCATGGTCTCGAAGCCGCCAGCGAACTGGGACACAAGCGAAGTCGATGGCGGGGATGTTTTGGTCGCATACCAGAGGTCAAAAACAATGTTTATTGAATCGCCTAGCGGGGTGATTTCTCGCCCTACAATTTCAAACTTGACCGACGAGTCTAGCCCGTCCAGATCTAATTCCGCACACAGAAAAATATCGTTGTCGAGGCTGACCAAATCGCCGATTTCGAGATAGGCGAATTCGAGCGTGGTGGATAAACGAATTTGCGGCGCTGAGTTCGAAAAGCGGGTTAGTACATAATCGGTATAGTCGAATGACGCCGTTAAATCCCAAACATCGTGCCGCCAATCACCTTCGTCGCATTCGCTGCCAGCAAAGGGGCGCGTTGCAACCCCGTTCATTTGAATGCTTCGGGGCATCGCGGTCGAGTACCCCGTTGCGTCGCCTATCGCGTTTCTGACCTGCGGCCGCCACGTAAGATTGCCTACGGTTGTCATAGCTGACGTAGCTTTTAAAACCTCGTTTCGATGCAGCCAGTAGGCCGGTCTATCCGAAGACACGGCTTCGGTGCTCTGCCCAGTCACCAAGTTTTTTGTGCCAGCAAAGCCGCAAGCAAGGTCACCAGCCTCGGGATTGTCGCTGCTGTCTTCCCTGTAATGCGTTAGAGGGGCTAGGTAAGTTGAGCCAATTTCCAGCGGTTGTTCGCCGTATTCGGTTATCGACGTGCTGTCTTTTTTTATGTATTTGCCCGGCCCCGACATCCTCAAAGCAACCTCTACTTGGTTGTAGATGGGGGTGTCCGTCTCTAACTGCTCAAAATCCGAATACTCGTCCACCGCAAAATGCTTGGCCACCGCCTCTGAAGAGTCGTAGTGCTTAAGAGCAACCTTGCCTTCGGTGTTAACAAACATAGCTGTTCGAGTCAGTCGCAAAACCTCGTCGCAAAAAGGCTTAAAGCGCAGAAGGTGGTAGGTCCAGTCGTGCAGGTAAGATACGCCAGCCGCCCCCGTATTACTTTGCCCACCAAGCTCGTAATCCCAAAACATATTGTCCGGGTCGTCCGCCCCAAAAACCAGGCTGGAAAAAACATAGTGGGAGATATCCGCCGAGTAAGTCGAAGGCGTAAATGAGGCAGAGTCAATATCGCCCGAAACAACCCCGCAATCTTGAAGAATTTGATCTATGACTTCGAAGGGGTGGACGTTATAGTGGGTTCGCGCATTCCCTTTTCGAGTAATCAAAGACTCCAGAGATTGGATCTTTACTATGATCTTGCCAGCGGTAGGTTGGAGACGGACAATCGGTCCTTTGAAGATATGAACAAAATTAGTCAGCGATAGGTTTGGCGTCCCTAACTTCACAGTAACAACGCTCGTATAAAAATTTTGGCTTGAGACAAGGGATCTTATTTTCCCGTCGTCAAAAAGCTCCAACGTTAGTTCGCTCATCTGAACGTTGCGATCGACGGGATCAACCTGCTGAGTCACCGAGGTGATAGAACTTAGAAGGGGGTCGCCCGTTATGCTGGAGCCCAGGCCACCCGAAGCCCAGTTGTGGAAATCCATGGTAATGCCGTCTAGGGCAATAGAGCAATGCACCACGACGTCCACCGTCGCCCTGCGCATTTCTTTAAACCAGTCTGCGTCGGGGCTACCTGCCATTATTCCCTCGACAAGAAAGGAGGCTGTTCAGCCATGCTAAATGTAAGTTGCCGCTCGTAAGGCCCGACCAACGGAAAATTCAACCCGGCATCGTCTAACAGCATCAACCGGGCTTCAGCCCCGCTGCTTGGAGTATCGATCCACACAAAAGGCCTGGTGCCTTCGTTGATCGCGTTGAACCAATTGTCCACCACCGTGATTTCGGCACTAGCGCCCATGCCCATCGTTACGTTGCGAACCGCTTGACCACGATAAAAAACGTAGCGCTTAGTGAGTCCTGTTCGAGATTGGAAATCCGTGACGCCACTGACTTCGTTTTTGTTGTTCCAAGCCAAATCAGGGTTGCGTTGTAGCTGGTAGCGAGCGCCAAGGAAAAACTCACCAAGCGCCGAATATCGCCCCACAACCACGAGCCGGATATATGCAACATCAGAATATCTTTGGGCAGTCCCGCCCGCGCTGTAGGTGCTTCCAGCTCCCGCAGAGTTGAGATTTGTGACCAACCATCTGCCCGTGTCCGTGGTTCCGGTAGAAACATGACGAGCTATTTCAATCTTATTGGAGGTAAAAGTGCTGTTGTCAGCAATTTCTACCAGAACATTACTGGTCCCGCTAAAATCGTGGTTCAGGAGAAGAAGCGTATCGACATCCACCGTAGTTGCAGCACCGCCCGTATAGATGTTGTAGAATTTCACATTCTCCACAGCGCCGCCGCTCGTGTAAGCGGTGAACCCGGTCGCATCAACGCCCAATAGCTTGAACGTGTTGGTCGTTTTGCCGGTTACTTCGTAGATGTTGTGTTCGTCGGGGTCGTAGTTCAGCTCAGTCATCCCGCCGATGCTATAGAAATAAACGAAGTCCCCGTTTGAGAAACCGTGACCGGTTGCCGTAATCTCACACGGATCCTCTTGCGAAGCACCCGAGACCGACCCTAGCACATTAGATGATTGAGTCTGCAAGCTCCCAATATCGTCACACGCTCTAGAAGCGGGGTAATCTGCGTCGGTTGCATCTGCGTCGGGATGAGCACCTCCCCAGGTCCATTTCGCTGTACTCAAGGAGCCAGACTGTAGGGATTGCACGACCATCATCGGCTTGTCATTAGCGAACCCTGCTATCTCGGCGGCTGTCAGAGCCGCTGCCGAATAAGCCATCAGTACATCCCCTGAGTGCGTAGCTCCCTAAGAGCCGGGACAATGTTCTGGCGAACGAACTTCTTCATCTCAGCCCGAGACGGGGGGAGCGAAGAAGATAGCTCGATGTTAAAGACCGGGGCTCCCCCCGGACCTCCCCCGCCTTGCGCGGCAGCCACTTCTTTCTTGCTCATCACATATTCGCCCGGCATTAGCATGGCTGGAACCGAGTCTCGATTTGCGACACCGCCAGTCACAAAACCACCCTCGGCCATATTAGAGAAGCCCATATTTATGAAGCCTTTGACCAGAGCAAACATTGCGGCGGCGGCGGCAGCCGCCATCGCTGGGCCAATAACTGGAATACTGGAAACAGAACTCGCCGCCCCCGCCGCTGCCGTCTTCGCGTAATTGATAACCTGCTCTTCCATGACGTCTAGGCCGATGTTGATAGACTCTTGAGCGGCACTTTTAAGCCCCTCAATCATGCGGCTTTGACCTTCTTCAGCGGCTTCAAACCCAGAGATAAAGGCATCCCCTATCGAAGCGCCCGCTTTTGCAAAGCGCATTGTGGTTTCTTCGGCCTCAGAGCGAAGCTCCTCTAGGTGTCGTAGCTTTTTCTGTTGAAGCTCTTCCTCTTCTTCCGCCACCTTGTTGGTGATCATAACCTGATAAGCAAAGCGAGCATCCGCCGCGTTTTTCACCGCGTCGTTGTAATCCTCTGTAGCTCTTTTGCGCCAATCCAAAATCTTTTTGTAATTCGCCAGCTCTTCGTCGGTCAGCTTTTTGCTGATCGTCCCTAACTTATCTGCCGCATCACGCGCCTTGTCTACGGAATCGGCTGTCGTGTAGATCTTCGTGTTTACGTTCATCACCGCGTCAGTCAGATTGTCGATCGCGCCCATGGCGGCAGCGCTTGCGTCGATGATGTTAGCCATTTCGCTGTCGATTTCGAGCGCTGTCTGCCCAAAGTCATCAGCCAAAGGGGCGATAGTTATGCCCGTAACCCACTCAAAAGCCTTCAGCACCGCGTTATTCATTCTGATAAAACCAGAAATTAACTGGTTGCCAGTCATCAAAATGGCTTTCCACGTCAAAGCCACCGTTGTGCCGAAGCCAATAACCGCCTGCCCCATCCACCCCATGATAGGGATCACGACTTGGGCCACTTGTTTGGAGTTTCTCATGAAATCTTTGTAAACCGGCATGAAGGCTTTTCGAAGACTCACAATAGAGTTAGCCATAGACTCCATTGCCTTGGTGAACATCGGCTGAGTGGTCTCGGCTATGTCTCGCAAAAGACCATCAAAAGCCAATTCCATACGAGTCAGAGCATCGATAAATTTCTCGGCCCCTTTAGCGGCTGATTCGCTCATGATACCGCCAAGGCGCTCCGCATCCCTCCCGACCTCTTTCAGAGATTCAGATCCCAGAGATAAGAATTGCGACATCTGGGCACCACTACGCCCGAACAAATCCATCATCAAAGCAGTCTTCTCGATGGTCGAAGGCATTGTCGCAAATGCGTCAGAAACTTCCATCATGAGTTCTTCGGTTTGCTTGAAAGACCCATCGTTGTCACGCACAGAAATACCTAATCGAATAAAGGCTTCCTCGGCAATCTTAACACCGTTCACCGCGTCGCGAGCCGTTCGAGCAAAACGAGTCAAAGCGCCCCGGTTTGCTTGCATGCTCGTTCCGCTTAGCTGCATAGCGTGGTCGAATTTTTGATAAGCATCGGTGCTGAGATTAAGGCGCTGAGCGCTCTTGATCATCGTATCGCCGAAGTTTGCGACCCTTTTATTCAGGATAAAAACAGCGGCAGCGGCTCCAGTAATAGCCCCGGTAAGAACCGCAAAAGGCTTCCAAGATTTTTTGAAAGTCTTTATGATGTCATCGCCGCTTTTACGTAGTTTCTTTGCTTGCTTATCAGCCTTCGTCAAAGACTTCGACATCTTATCCTTCAGGATGAGCGTGATGCCGACTTTGCGTTCCGACGCTGCCATTGTTCTCGCTCCCTTTCAGACTTCTTATGCCCTTCCAGCTCGATTTTGCCTTTGAGTTCAATACACATATTGAAAGCCTCTAAGACATAGGCTGGTTGCTCCATCAAATCCGACCCGCCCCACGGCAAAGCCCCAAGCTCTTTGAACTCGCCCCACCACTGTAAGATCTCCCAGACTTGATCAGTGATTTGGCTAAACGGGCACCGTCTTAGTGACGGCATCCATTCCCAGGCGATGTTCTCATTATCCTCCGTGTCGCAATTTCGTATCTTCCGATACTTATCACCCTCTTCGTAGTCTTCGCCCTTACATCGTGAGCATCCCCACTCTTTTGTCTTCGAGTCACCGCTGAAGACAAGACGCAGAGCGATCTCTATTTTTTTCTCAGTCCGCCCTTCAGCACACTGATCTCGGTCAGAGCCGAAAACACCTCATCGATGAAAGCGACTTCTGCCTGGTCAAAAAGGTCTTCGCCTGTGGTGACAGGACGCCCTCGGATATCTTCGTAGTTTGTGACAGAAACCACTCGCTCGTTAATGATGCGTTCCACAACCTTGTCGAGGTTGTTTTTCTTACTGTTCACTGCCCGAGTGTACGATCGAAACTCTCCCCCCGTCATCGGAAGGATTGAAACAGTCACCTGCTTCTCTTCGGGTAGATCTCTATTGTCACCGTGTTCCGGTACGTAAAGCACCGCGTCTTCTTCATTCATCACAGACATGTTTTTCCCCGTGTGATTGGTTAGCTAGGGTTTTGGTTCCACAAGAGCTTAAACTCGTCCAGCGTGCTGGAGTCGCCTAGAGCCGTAAACGGAATGTTCAAAATGGCTTCTTCGGCTTCTGGAACATCGATAGCTCCGAAGTCGAGTTCCGCATTCAGTATGTTCAAAACGACCACTTGACCGGTAACGTTTCCAAACTCTACAGAAATCTCGAAGTCAGCAGATTCGCCGGTAAATGCCGGATTGGCCGTGGCACTCAATTGAACGTAGCGCTGAGAAAAGCGCTTAATGAGGTCCTTGCGAGCGCGGATAGTCACCGTGCCAGAACACGTCCGGTATCCTGCCACAAAATCCTCGGTGCCTTTTGTGAGTGCTTGATCGCTAAAGGGTTTGACACCGTTGGTCATTGTGAACTCGATGCCCGTGATAGGCACCCCCGCGCCCCCCAAAGTAAGCTGACCACCGATACCGTTAACAGGCGGCTGTGCCGAAGTTGTCTCGGCGTAAGTCTCGGGGATGATCGCTTCGTCGTTGGTATATGTGCCACTTTTAACAGTAAGCGTATCCACCGCAGTTTTTGCCGTCACGATGGTAGAGCCGCCGTTAATATCGATGCATGAACCCACCATGAAATTAACACCGTCCCCGGTGACAAGAGGCACCGAGGTAGTCGTGACCGACGAGGCTGCGTGAGTCGTGCCTGTACCGGTTAAGGCGTAGTTAAAAGCCCCGCCACTGAACGAGATTTTAGGCTCTTCGCCGCCGGATGCAGAAATAGACATTTCCTCAACCCACGCACCAAACAAGTCCTCACGAAACACACCGTCAGCCGTTCGCGCAATTCGACAAGTAGGCAAGTCGTTTACGCTCGACAAAGTATAGCCGTTGGTTGGGGTACCAAACGTCCCGCCCATCGCTGCTTCAATCAAAGGATCGATGTCTGGCGCTGCGCCGCTCTTCGGAAGAAGATAGCTTTCACAGCTCCAGCTAATTTCTTGCTTCCCCGTGATCCGCTCCAAAACCGCCCGGCTTCCTCGGGCATCCATTCGAGGATTTCTCGCAACGGTAAACTCAATCGAAGTAGACAGAACCTTGGCAGCGTCGCCGCCTGCCAGAGCTTTTTGGTTATCCGTCCCGTAGCGCCCACCCGGATAAGCCGCGTCTTCTTTGACGGAGAAGAACCGTAAATTCCTGCCCAACGCATGATCTGTTGAAGTTCCCATTTTCAGCTCTCCTCTTCAATTTTTGTCGTAGTTTTCTTTTTCGGCTTAGCTTTTGGTTTGGCTGGTTCAACAGTAACGAACAAACCACCGCGCAAAGCCTCTTCGGCTGTCTTCTGGTCGAGGTCTAGGACATCGCCCACCTGGACCTTAACATCGCCAAATTTTACAGGGTTGGCACCCATAAATTTCACCTTCATCCCAACCTCCTACGATTGCCCACTCGTTCTCATATAAGCGACCTCAACAGCCAAGACCATCGACCCCTCGCCGATTGCACCAGGCGCACCTTCGTCCGTCTCTGCCGAGACTACCGTGGTTGAGATTGCTTTGGACCCTCGCGTTGTGTCCACGCTCAAAACTGCAATCACATCATCGAGCAAGTTGTTCAAAGCCGTGGCGCGTGCCGATTGCGTCTGCCCGACGATGTGGCAAATCAATTGAACCGGCAGAACCACTCGTATCTGGTTGCCTGGCAAATACTGCAAGGACTCAGACGTTGGCACGTACCCAATCCAAGGCTTGAGCGAAGCCGGGACATCCGCCCACGTCTTTGCTTCGCCCTCCACCGTCACAACCGTTGTGTTGTAGCCGTTGCCGGTCGTGATGCCCGCGAGCGTCGTGCTAATGCTGCTTAAAATGCTTGTGCGTGCCGGTGTTCCCATCAAGCACCACCCGGAGCTTTAGGCACGCGAACACGGAGCATAGCTTTGGTCACCGAGTCGCCGACAAGGCTTTGGATCTGTGGGGCGACCTTGTTTTCAGCCCACGTCAGATAGCCAGATCCCTCTTGCTTAACCGAAGCTCGCAAAGCGTATTGCGGGATGTACTTGTCTCTTTTACGTAGGCCTAAGAGACCTTTAACGCCAGGCTTACTGCCCGGCGGAGCCGGAATAAAAACCAGCTCTTCGGCACCGCTCCAATTCGACGGACTACCCACCGTTTCCGCTCTATCCGTCAAAGGAACAGAGAGGGATTTTTTCTTGTTCGGATAAATCGTGCCGCCCGTTTGCCGGATACCGGCATAAGCCTCACCCGAATAGGCCCCAGCAACAATGCCCTTAGATTGGCGAATTGCCGGAACAGCCTTATAGGAACCGGCTAAACCCGCGCCGCCGCCTCGGCCTTTTCGCCTCTTCTGCTTGAAATGTTGGCGACAAGACCTATCGATCCAAAGAGCTGCTAGCTGAGCACACTCGAAAGCCAATTTGAACATCTCTTTTTTGTCGAAGGTGTCCATGTACTTGGTGAAAATTTCACCCACATCGTCTGGGGTATCCGTCATCAGTAATCATCCGCGTCGGGATCACCGGGGCTGTTTTGCCCACTCCCAGGGTAGTCAGTCATGCCCACACTGGCGAATGGTTGGATGTAATCGGCATCGCTCTCGATGGTGTCTTTACGAGACTCGCTGAAAGCCGATTTGTAGCGCACGCCAGAATTCCCTCGGTTCTGTTTTATCAGATCGGAGAGAAGCTCTTGGTACTGTGTGACGAAAATAGACATATCGGCAGTCATGCCGATAGCGCCGCGATTTAGGTTTCGCGAATACTTCGCAATGATAGCTCGGACGCACGAGATCGTCGCGAGCATTACATCATCGCTGTGCTCAGTCAAAAGGGCATCGACGGTCTCGTCAGACAGGATTTGGTCATCCGTATTGGTATCTCCGATCCTCAACCGCACTTTGTCACGGTCAGTCGTCAGCGATTCGTTGAATGACCAGCTCATACCTTACCCTTCGGTGACTACATCTGCGACCTTTCGGCGACGTCCGCGTTTCTTCGAAGGCTTCGAAGGTCGCGATGACTCTTCGACCCACCGAACCCAGCCGAGATTCTTATGGGCCTCAAAGACCCGAAAAACCCACGATGGGGCCTCCGGTACGGGATCGCCAATCTTGCGATCCTCGTACCGGCCATCCGCCGTCTTAACTGTAAGTGGTTTCCCCGCCACCCACATTATCAGGTATCCACTGTGACGAAGCGTGCGCCCAGAACGGTCGAAACCTGCTTCTGGTCATACGCCATTTCCATCTCGATGCGGTCAGCACGGAGATGATCCATACGGAAGCGAGAAACTCGCTGACCGTCTGGTCCTGCTCCGCTGTAGCCATTCCACGAAAAAGTGAAACCGGCGCTGGGCTGCATCAAGGACGGAGAATCAGGGACATAGAGAAGCAATGCCGTGTCGGTGGTGTAGATTCGCGAAATCGAATCCGTAGCACCTTCCAGCGCGCTGTTGTAAACGCCGCGAGCGACGAGAACATTCTTCATTCCAAGAAGCGAAGCCAGCAAATCCTGACTCACTACGCCTGTTTGCGTGTAGCGAATTCGGTCAACCACATCCGCGGAGTTTTTCAGAGCGTTGTAAGCAGCCACACCGAGCACGAGCGTATTTCCACGAAAGCCGGTCTTGGCTTCGATGGAATCTGCTTGAGCTTCAATGTCCTCGATAGGTGTCGCGCCACTGGCGTCCCACTTAGTTGAGGGGGTGATGTCTCCCGCTGTAGTGGAACCCGTCCAAGAACCACCGCTAAAAAAGCTACTCGCCCAATCGCGATCTCGCTTGATCAGCATTTGCTGCGTCAAGAACTTGGTAGCGTCGCTATCCATGTTCAGTGGCGCATCGGCGTTAGCCCGAATCTGATCATCCACATCTTTGTGCAACGCAATGGCATTCGCGCTGTAAGATGCTGTGGTCAGGTTGTACCCAGCACCCGCTGACTCTGTGCCGGGGGCGCGGAGTTGTGCGGTAGAGCGCATAAAATCGCCCTGATCGTACTGGAAATAGAGGTCAGACTGCTTAGGAACGCTGATGTTCGGAAAGCACTTCGAAGCGATAAAATGATCCGCTTCCTGGAGATATGCGATGGATACGTTTGTTAACGGGGCGTTAACATGAACATCGCTTCTAGTTGGAGTAGGCATTGTTCAATCTCCCTTTACGCTTGCTTGCCGTTTTTCTGGAGGAGGATAGAGACAATGTCCCCATCGGCGGTAGGATCTTCTAGTGCGACACCCATGCGAAACGACCCCGTATCAGACACTTTGCCTGCGGAGTTAGAATCACAACCTACGTTGTAGCCTGCTCCAAGACCGGACTCAGTGCCGATATAGAGCTTGGTAACGCCAGCGATTGCAATGGTTGCGGCTTGTCCTGATTCAGGCTTGTTTTGTACAACGCCAATGGGATTGCCGTCGTCGCCGGTCTTTACTGCCTGCCCGCTCGTATTCACGGATACAAAATAGTACTGGCTAGACGAGAGATCCTCCCCAGCAACTAAGCTAATCGTCTGCATATTTTCTGAGAATGCCATGATGGCTCCTTACTGACCTTGCTCGTCAAGGTACTGAGAGTAGAGTTCGGGGTTGTTCTGCATAACCGTTTCGAAGGCCTTTGCGTACGATCCACCCGACTTGGAAACACTCTCGCGAGCCATTCCGTCGAGTTTCGCGTATGCCGAAGCGCCACCTCCACGATTTGTCATACCGGACCCCAACTCTGTGAGCAGACCGGCTTTCTCGATTGTCGCGCTGACTGACTTGAAGATGCCTTCGATGTCTTCAGCAATTTTTGGAGCCAGGACGTGAAGAGACTTGAGCATCAAGCCCACCTCTTCAGACGACTTGCCTGGCACATATGGAAAATCCGTCTTGGCTTTTTCAACGAACTCTTTACGAAGCCGCTCATCACGCTCGACCTTCAAAGCCTTTTCGAGCTTCTCAGATTTCGCAACGGCCTCTTTTTGCGACTTGAAGAGAGCCGTCATCTGGCTACGGACGTTTTTAGGAAGAGCTTTGAGAGATTTTTCGACCTCTTCTTCCTCTTCTTCCTCTTCTTCCTCTTCGGCTTTGTCCAGCTCATCCTCGTCAGAGAGCTTAGCGCCTTCAGACTCTTTGCCTTCTTCGAACTCGCTGGCTTTTTCAGCGTCTTCTTCCTCGTCAGAGAGCTTAGCGCCTTCAGACTCTTTGCCTTCTTCGAACTCGCTAGCCTTCTCAGCGTCTTTCTCTTCTTCCTCTTCTTCGGCTTTCTTGTATTCAGCTTTCTGAACACCGAAGCCCTTCGCCAGGACACCCAAGGCATCGGCGGGAGAGATCGAGTCGGAATAGGCGTTGAGAATTTTCATCGCGCCTTTGATTGCTTCGGCAGCTTCGGCGTTCTCGCCGAGCGCACTGCTCTTAACTACTTGGTCGAATTTTGTGTCTTCGCTACTTGGAGCGTCGATCACCGCGTGCAGAATGTCTGACATTTCTTTCTCCGATGACTTTAGGACGGGAAATCGCTTTTTGAGGTTAGCGCCTTCCGGCACCAAGCTCACTTCGAGCGTTTCAACGTCTGTTAGTGCCGTGATGGCCATTTATCGTTCCTCTTTTAGTTCCACGAATTCGACTTGAGGCATGCTGCTTTTGGCTGTCTTCTTCCGGTTGCCATAACCACCTATCGAGTAGGCATTTAGCTCACCGGCTTTGACTTTCGCCCATTCAGCATCACCCAGTTTCGTTCCTAGTACCCACGAGCCTGAATGCACCACATCATCCCCGAAGGGCATTGTGTAAGCCTTGTGAGGTTCGTTCGCCATCGCGTTATCGTAATCCTCACGGCTTGGATAAGGAACCATGTACGATTCCACCGGATGAGCATTAGCTTGGTCGCTATGGTCGAGCCCAATCACTCGCGATTCCGCGAGCCATCTGTGGGCAGTTTCCTCAATTGCTTTTGGAGGCACCCAATCGTCTTGGCTGTCGACTTGATAAGGATCAAGCACAATGCCGTAGACTATCTGCTTCTCCGAGTCTGCCTTAGAAATCGGCACGACTAACGATTCAGACTTGTCAGGAAGATCCTGACCAACACACTCCTGCTTCTCAATCAGCTCATCGGTTGTGTTTTTGTCTTCTTCTGCTCTACCTAAGATTCGCTCATTTTGTGCGTCTAGGTCAAGAAAGAAATGGCGGCTTCTTTTAAGTACCGCGTTGAGCTTGCGCTCAATCTCCCCGCTATCCCCGAAACGGCGTACCGCTTTTGGGTGGGGTAGGACGCATGTGGCTAGATCTCCCAGAGCGTTCTTCGCTACCCGCCCGAGAGCTATAACCTCCCGCGGTTGCTTGGTTTCTACCCAATCGAGCTGGGTGATATCGACGATGCAAACACTGCTTTTCTCAACCCCGAGCTTCTGCAAATAGAGGTCTTTGAAAATCCGCCCATCCTGCCCCACGAGATATTCCCCGCGTGCTTTGTCTACCGAATTTGGCTCTTCGACCACGAAAACAATTGGGCTATTTGGCGAATGAACCGCCAAACTGCTCTTATTGAGCTTGCGGAGCTTCGCTTTTTCAACCTCTATTTGCTTTGTGGCTTCTCGCATCAAGTCGCATGACGGACATTTCACACCGCGCTGCGTCATTTCCCCCACCAACATCGAAGCTGTTTGGACGATGACAGGTTTCATCTCTTCATCACGCTTGTGGTCCTGGTGCCATTCGTCCAGATATTCCCAAGCCGCCTTGATGTCTCGATCGCTCATTTGTTCGATAAACGCTTGGGTCATCTGGGCCAGCGCCATCTTGGCAATCATCTTTGCCCCAGCCTTGGCGTTGCGACGTCGCCCACCGGCTGTGCCCCTCGCCGCCTGGTGAATCTTGGCGTAGGCCCAGCCTGGCAGCTCTTCTTTAGCCAGCTTCAGCGCCTCTTCCATGTACTCTTTGCTAGCCTTCTGAACCCCAGGCTTCTTCTGGTCTTCGCGCCACTCGGCGATGATACCTTGGGCCCACTTCTGCCCCGCATCCCCGCCATAGAGCTTCCAGGCAATCAGACCCGCGCCCGGATAGCCTTTGTCGCTAGAGTCGCGGTTGGCTGGTGATGCTTGAATGTCTTTCTCGTGCCCGGCAAAGAAGACCACCATATCCTTGACCGTTTGCATGGGTAACGATTTACCGCGCCGAATCATCTGCCCGATAGTCGTCTTTGCATCGCTCCGGTTGAACTCTTTCTCCCACGCGAAGCCCTGGTTCACCTCACTCACAACAGACTGAGGCGGCTTATAACTCTTCTTCTCGAACCGAGATCCCACTTGGCTGGTAGCGATCCGGGCTGCCTCTTCCTCGTCCCCCGTCTCTTCCAAGACGGCTTCGAAAATCTTGTCCCACTCTTCCGGTTTTTGAACTCGCTCAAGCATCTTCGACCTCCTCGCCGCCAACGGTTGGTTCTTCGTTGATGACTTCTTCCTCAACACCCTCGTTGTAGAGGGCATCGTCGTGGGCCTCTTCTTCGGCCGGTCGCTCGCTTCCGAGGTCTACCGGTGGCAGATTCGCGAACTCGCGGATCCAGCCTTCCAAGGCATCGTCTGGGGTGATGAGTCCCGCGCCAGCCAGACCCGTCAGCGCCGCGCCAAGGTCTCGCACATCCGGAGTCTCGATATCGCTAAAGACTAGCTTCGGATAATACTCAGCTTCAGGCCAACCGTTGAGCCGCATGAGCGGAGCAATGGCTTGCTCGTTGAACGTGGTGGCGATGGTTTGCAGATACGTCCCGAGCGCTTGCGCAAAGAGCGTGGTTTTGCTCGAAGCCAAGGCGAAAGATCCATGTGCGTCCATCCCGAGAAGAACAAACTCCCCGAGCACCGATAGCGCGGTTCGCGATTCGTACCGCTTCACAATCTCGTTGACGTCTACAGGCCTACGTCCACCCGCGCTCAGTAAGCTAAGCTTAAAGCCGCTGGGGTTGCCGTCAATATCCGTTTCGGATGGAATGACCACACCCTCGTATTCGTCTCGGCGAATTTTTTGGATCATATCGCGGAAGTCAGCGACCACCGCTTTTTGCGCTGCCGTGGCGTTGCTAGCTAGAAGCTCTAGCGGGATCTGCATCACGGGAAAGCCCGCCAAATCCCGTTCTACACCCACGGCCTCTATCTCCTGAATCCGCTTACAAAAAAACCAAGACCGATAGGCGTTTCGTAAAATCGACCTTCCTTCTGGGTTGTTTTTGTGACTCTCCGTTCGAAAGTGAACACACTTCTCGATGGGCAAGAACGTGAGTTCGTAGTTGGGTGGGGCCATCTGCCACATGCCGAGGGTTTCGCCCTCTTCAGAGAACTCCCACTGGTAGAGCGTGTCCTGTGCCCGGATCCCAAACTTGCGCCAACCCAAGCGACCGTCTCGGTAAACGCTATTGGTCTTGGGGTCGTCCGTGTGGCCTTTTCGGATCTTGTAGAGCGTCTCGAAGTAAGCCCAACCGAAGGGCAACATCGACAGAACCTCGGAGAGAAAATCTGGCCAACTCACCGACATATCCGACAAACACTCGTTGACGAACTTGGCGTAGAGGCGATGTTTTTCGAAGGTTCCGGAGGGCTGCACCGTTGCCTTGGTTTGTCGAACGAGCGTTTTGATAGCGTAGAGAAGAGCCCCGATGACAGGATCGTTATCCTTCATCTCGGTGTAGATCTTGACGCCTTTGGTGCCTTCGAGTTGCCTAAGCCACTCCTCGTTAACCAGGCCACCTTGGCGATTAAGTCCTGTAACGCCTAGGACGTCTAGAACGTTGTAGTCATCTATTTTCTCATCCATCGTTTACTCTCCAACTCCAAATAGTTTGGCTTGATCGGCTGTCAGTGGACGGATGCTACATCTGCAATTAATTATCTCGCTAGCATCAGCGCCGGGATCGCCGGGATACTCTAAAGTTTCCCCCGTTGCGGGGTTTTCAAACGCTTGCCCAGTCGGGCGGATCTGCCCGTCTAACGCATCGTGTTCTCGATCACCGGATAGACCGTCTGTCTCAGCGATCCACATCCAGTATTGAGTTCCTAAAATCTTCCCAGCCTCGACTCGTCCCCGATTCCGAGCCTGGTTGATTTCGGTTCGTGCAATCATCCGCGCCCGCGCCGCCAACCCGAAAGCCGTGAACCGCTTACCTAGCGGCTTGAGCGCGTAGGGCGTCTTTGCCGCAGACGGCACCGTGAGCCAATTTCGAAGCCGGTGGGACACTTGCCCGATCGACAACTCAGGCTCGTCCGCGTACCAAGTCCCCAGCGCTCGACCCACCGAGTGGCGCATCTCTTTGCGAAGGTTTTTGGGAATGCGCTGCAAGAGAATCTCTTTCTCGAAGAGATAGGTGTCACGCATCGCGGGAGTGAGGAGCCATTTCGAGCCCGCAATCTCTCGGCCGCTGTCCACAATCTGCCGAACCCCGTAGAGCATGATAATTTTCAAGAGTTTCTCATCATCCCAATCGTCTCCGCTGGCTTTGCGAACCCGCATCAAAGCCCTAGGCCCTTCCGAGCGAAGCTCTTGGATGATTTTTCGAATGTGCTTCTTAGCCTCGGCTTTCAGATAACTCTCTAGCGCTCCAGCCATCGCTTTGGCTCTCGATGTCACGACGCGCCGATGTCGTCTCGACTCCCCGTCGAAATCATCCTGACTGATCGTCTCAATCTTCCGAACGAGTTGCCGCTCATGACGCGGTGCGTGATGCCGGTGCCCGCAAAGAGTCATCTCAAAACCACTCCTTCGGGACGTAGTTAGCCTCGTTGTCAACGCGGATATTGACCGTGGAGCGCGAATCTAACTCGGTAATGGCATAGACCAAGGCATCGAGCCTATCGGGGCTCTGAGGCATAAACGTGGACGAATACGAGCAGAGTTGATCTTCGAGCTGAGAGTGGCCCCCGCCGACGTGGTGGCACCTGCCCTGCTCATACCGGCTAGCGACGGGCTCAGCACGGGCGAATTTTCCTTTGGAGGCTCGAATAGCTCGATAGGATATGCCGGAGTCGATTTGTCGAATAACCTTTTCCACAAGATCTCCCCCTTGGTTCACTTCCGCCACCACCCGGTCAGCCCCCAGCCGGTGATACGCATCGACCACCACACGCGCCCACTTATCCACTGACAAACGACCGCTCAGATCTTCGATAACATAGAAGTCGCCGTCTTCCCCGAGCCCCGCAATGATGATCCCTGTCTCATCGCTGCCTCGCTTCGAACTCATCGCGGGGTCCACCGCAATGACAATCCGAGCCAGCTCAGGAGCCTCAGCGACTCGGTTGCTGTCGATAACGGCTCGCGTCCAGAGCGCACCCGGTAGCTCATCGATCAACTCAGCATACAGCTCCTGCTTCCCGAGATTCGTGTGAGCATACTTGTCGAGAATGTGGTCGAAAAAACTCCCGGCCAGATTATCCTTGTTGTCGAAAGTCGTTCCCTTCGTCACCACCACCTTATCACTTTTTATCAAATCTCTGAGAAGTTGAATAGGTCTTGGTGTGGTGGTGACGATGCACTTGGGATCTCCGAGTCGTAGGCCGAACATCAATTGATCCCAGGTATCGTAGGGGTACTCCCAGGCAGCCGTCTCATCACACCATGCCGTGTCGTGTTGCGGGCCTCGAAGCTGATCGGGTTTTTGACTTGAAAACGTCTGGGCTATCGCACCGTTCGGCCAGAGGATCCTTCGTCGAGAGGGCTCGTATATCGGCCGCTCATCCGGCGGACAACACGCCAACAAACCGCTCGGTCCATTTACCATAACATCCCGAACATCGGCCGCTGTTCTGCCTACTAGCGCGATATTCTTAGCTTTTCCCGATTTGACGCGCTGCCGTATGTACTCACTTCCAGAGCGGGTTTTTCCATACCCCCGTCCTGCGAGGATGAGCCAAATACGGAAGTCCTCCTCAGGGGGTTTTTGGTCAGGCCTCGCCCAGAAATCCCAGTCCCACCTCAGATCAATGAGTTGTCTCTGGGTCAATTGGTTCAGAATCTTCTGTTGTTCCTCGTTCGGGAGCAACGCGAGAGATTGCGCTTGCGATAATGTGCCGTGCTTCTCGGGCTTGCTCTTCGATTTTGATTGCTTCTCCATCTTTCCCCGTCACCTCTTGTCGTGTCCGTGGAATAAACATATCCCGCCGACGCTCCAGCTTCCACGCAGCCGCTTGCCACGACCCTTCCCGAGCCGCTTTCTCAATAATCGCGAGCCACGCCTGAGTCGCTTCACCCTCGGCCGCTTTTATTTTCTCCCGGAAATCCTGGTATCTCTTAGCGTCTTTGCGATCTGAATCGGCCCAATTCATCCATTTATAATAAGTGGTTTCGCCAATTCCGGCACAGCCGCACGCATCCTTGATTGGGCATCCGAGCTTAATTGCTCTTACAAAACGCTCAACTACCTCTTTGTTGATCTTCGGTTTTCTTCCGCGCATGGATTTTTCTCCTCCTCGTGGGGTCGTCTTCCATCATGCTATCAAATCTTGCACTCAATTCTTCGATAATCTCCCTCAGTTTTCGAGATAACGCACCCAATTTGTGAGAAAACCTCAGAAAACTTCTCGTTGCTCTCCCCGAGGTAGACGAAGACGGTGCCGTGAGCGGGTGAGTCGTTTTTGTTGTGAGGCCCCCAGAACGGAATCCTGCCCTGGACGAAGCAGAGCGAGGCATCCCAGAGTCGAGCAAACCATTTGGTGTCGGTGGCGTTGTTGATGCAGACGATAATCGCGTCGGCCGAGCCTGATTTGTACTCATGGAAGGCTTTATCAATCCAGTCCCCGATGACTTGTCTTCCATACGGTGGGTTGAGAAAGACTCGGCCGAGCCACTGCTCTGCTAGTCCACTCCTCCCTTGCGCCAGCGAGTAATACACATGGGCGTTGACCACCGCGTTTGCTTCGGAGCAGGAGGCGGGGTCGAGGTCAATCTCACCGAGAACCTCTCGGGCCATCTCGACATATTTCTCAGGGGTGTACCAATCCGGTGGTCCATCGAGGCCGACCGTGACGGAGCGTTGGTCATCCTCTAGCTCTCGTGGTTCTGGCGTCCAGTCGTCTTTGAGGATCCCATCGATTTCAGAGGTTGTGAATCCAGCGAGTGTGAGATCGATCTCGTCTTTGAGGTCATCGAGTTCTAGCCCGAGCATCTCAGTATCCCACCCGGAGTTGCTGGCGATCCGGTTGTCCGCGAGAATATAGGCTCTCTTCTTCGTCTCGGTCATCCCTTCGAGTTGGATGACTGGCACCTCGTCAATCCCCAGCTTTTGTGCAGCCAGCAATCTGCCGTGCCCGGCAATGATGCCGTTGTTTCCATCGACCAAGATCGGGTTAGTCCACCCAAATTCCCTGATGCTGGCAGCAATTTGCGCCACTTGAGCATCCGAGTGCGTGCGGGCATTCCTCGCGTAGGGGACAAGATCTTGTGTGCTGGCTAATTCAATCACGACTTTACCTTCCATGGTTAACTCCTCGAATTGTTTAATACTTTCCCGAATTTTTTTTATTAATTTTTTTGGTATTCAGCGAGTTGGTATACCCACGCCGCGCCCGATCCCGTAGCAAAAATCGGGGGGGCCTCTCCAAGTGCCCGGAATCATTGAAGATTTCACGATCGCGCAAGCCCGCGCAACCATTGACCTTTTCCGAAGTCGCTCCCAAGCCACTGTAATCATTGGCCTTTTCCGCCCTCGGTCGAGGTCGAGCCGGTCGAGGTGGGCGGGGTCGAGCCGGTCGAGCCGGTCG